GATGGAATGAGCGTACCTGAAATTTTAGGTAAGGTTGTATATTATGGTGTTTCACTATAATTAATATAAATTTAATTTTTAGGAGGAAGAAATGAAAAAAAGATTTTTAATGTTATTGTTAGCAAGTACAATGTTAGTAGCTTGTGGAAAGCAAGAAACAAAGAAAGAAGAAGTTAAACAAACAGAACAAAAACAACAACCAACACAAAAAGTTGAAGAAAAGAAAGAAGAAAAAGAAAAACAACAACATCTTGCTGAGCAACAAAAAGCAAACGAAGAAAAAAGAAAAAAAGAAGAAGAACAAAAACAACAAAACAATATAAAAGCAATCTTAAAAAATCAAACAAAAAAATGTAAAGGTTTTGCAAAAATAATAACAACTTCAATAATTTTTGAAGAAAAAAATCATAAAGAAATTTTACAATATTTAGATAATTTACTTAAAGAAAACGGAATTAACTATATCGTTTTATCTTTAGATAACGGAAAAGATTACTATATAAATACATCAAGCCTAATAATAGAAGCTACTTTTAATCAAGATTTTTCAGTAAATGAGCAAAAAGAATTCTATATGTATAAAGACGGAGTTTATAAAACAGATGACGGAAAGGTTTTAAAATAAACAATAAAAAAAGCCCTCATAAGAGAGCTAATTTAAGATAATATGCTATATTATCCCTAGACAAGATTATTATAGCATTTTTCTTTAAAAAAGACAAGAAAGGAAGTGCTATTTTTTTATGAGAAACCCTAACGGATACGGTAGTGTTGTAAAGCTATCAGGAAAAAGACGTAACCCATATATGGCTAAAATCACTGTGGGTTGGAGTGATGACGGAAAGCAAATTATAAAGCCAATCGGCTATTATAGAACAAAACAAGAGGCAAATATTGCCCTTGCTGAATATAATAAAAATCCTTATGACCTAGACAAGTCAACAACCACTTTAAAAGAGTTATGGGAGTTGTTTTACGAAAAGAAATTAAATAAACTAGGTATTTGTAATCAAAAATGCTTAATATCAGCATATAACAATCACGTTAAACCACTTTATGATAAGGTATATCGTGAAATAAAGTCTTATGATATACAAGATATAATAGATAACAGTAATTTAAGTTATTCAACTCAATCACAAATAAAAAACTTATTTAATCATCTTGACAAATTAGCTTTAGAAACTGAAATAATACAAGTTAGTTATTCATCGTTATTAACTACTGATAAAACACCTGAAACAACTCGAACGATATTAACAGATGAAGAAATAGAAAAAGTTAAAAATAATAGGCAAAATTTAACATACAAAGTAATTTTATTGTTACTCTATACAGGAATGAGAGGAAGTGAACTTTTTAAAATAGAAAACAAAAATATCAATCTTGAAGAAAGAACTATAAAGGGTGGAATAAAAACAGAAAACGGAAAAAACAGAATAATACCAATTCACAATTATATCTTTGATATAGTACAAGAATTTTACAACGAAGATAATAAATATTTAATAAACAATTATAAAAAAGTTACCTTTTGCGCTAACTTTAAAAAAATATTCCCTCATCATACAGTGCACGAAACAAGACATACATTTAGAAGTAAATTAGATAGTGCAGGAGGTAATCAAAAATGTATCGACTTACTAATGGGTCATAAAAGTAAAGATGTAGGTAATAGAGTATATACTCACAAGACACTTGATGAGCTTAGAGATACAATCAATCTTTTAAAATAAATAACACAAAAGTAACAAAAATACAAAAAGCGTTGATATTACAACGCTTTATTATTATTTTAACATATTTGAGTTAAGTTTGCAAAGTTACTGAATAGCTTGATTTCAATATTTACTTAACTTAACTTTTACTTGAAAAGTGTAAAAAATAGGCATATAAGTAACAAAAAAGTAACAAAAAAAACAATAAAAAAATCTTAAATTTTTTCAATTTTTTTTGTAAAAAGTGTTGACATATTATTAATAATATGTTATAATATAAATATAATAAGGAAAGGGGATATAAAAATGAAAGAAAGTGTTAAAGTTAGATTTGCAATTGATAATGTACTATATGCTAAAAGTGGAGAAAGATTTTCAACATTTGTTATAGCTGTTGCTAAAAATAAAGTCATTTATGTACCCGATTTCAAATGTGAATTTGGAGTTTTGAGAGATGAACACAGCTGGGCTTATTGCTTGAATGCAGAAATAGAAAGAAAATATTTCAAAACTTATAATAGTAATTCACAAAAATTTGAAAACTTATTTTTTGAAAAAGATGATATAACTTTTGAAGATTTAGAATTTTTGTCAGAAGAACAATTAAATAGTGAATGTACTTTTAAAAAACATTCTTTTATGAAAATGCATGAAATGTGTAATGTTAAAATTTATTAAAAAAGGAGATAAAAAATTATGAAAAAAGAATTTGATTTACAAAAAGAAACTATATTTTTAAGCGATTTCGAGTGTGGGAAAACTCAAAAAATAAAAATTGTATTCAATAAAAAAGAATACTTTATAGATTTAGATAAAAATGCTTGTGATTGTATCGTTACAATGTACGATAATGAAAATTCAAAATATCAAAGTAATTTCTTTCATCATATAGTTATCAAGAGTGATGCAACGCTAAGCAAAGATGTTTTTGAAAATTTTGTTGAAATTGAAAAAGCACAAAATATTTTTCAAAAATTTTGGAGGATTTTAAAATAAAATGGAGAATAAAGATAAAAAAAGAAAAGGTTACAAAACTGCTCAACAACAAAAAGAAGCTGACAAAAGATGGATTGAAAAAAATAAAGAATACAAAAACTATTTAAACAGACGTTCTAATGCTAGGGGTTTTATACGAGCATTAGCTAAAAAAGAGGATTTGGAAGAATTGCAAGAATTAATTAAAGAAAATTTAAAAAAATTTTAAAAAAAGTTGTAAAAAAAGTATTGACATATTATTAATAATATGTTATAATATAATTACAATAAGGAAAGGGGATTTTGAAAATGAAAGAACAATTAATTAAATTGAGAGATAAAATAAATGAAATTTTAAAAAAAGAAAGTGTAATTCGTTATATGAACGGCAACGACGGAACACATTTTGATTGGAAAGAAAATGATAGATTGTGTGAATTTGAAGTATTTAATGAAAATAAAAATTGTATTTTAAAAACTTTTGTAAATTGTAATGGTAAAGTTGAGTTTTATTTATATAAAGATGAAGATATTCTTCCTTTTGAAGAAATTATAGAAAATGAATTTTTTACAAGAGAAGAAGTCGAAGAATTAAAAGATGGATTTATAGAAATAGAATTTGCAACTACTGAATATAATTTTGATATTGAAAATATAATAAAATTCGAAAAATAAAAAGGGGCTTGATAGCCCCTATTCTATTTCGCCTTTTTCGTTTATAACTTTGCTTGTTATCAAAGCTCCTCTTTCGTCAAAAGCATAAGTTTTGTTGTTGATTTTCTTAGTATAAGACAAATCGCAAATACCATCACTATTTACATAAAATCTTTCGTTTCCTGCATTAAAAAATGTATCTTTCAACATCTTACAACTATTATCAAAGTAGTACCATTTATCTTTATATTTTAACCATTTATTTTGATAAGTTATTCCGTCATTATCAAAGTAATACCAAGTTTCTTGAATGTACTTCCATTTGCCAAAACACATTTTACAGCTATTATCAAAATAGTACCAATTATTTTCATAATTAAGCCATTTATTTTGATAAGCGTAACCTTTTTCGTCAAAATAGTACCATTCATTGTCTATTTTTTTCCATTCACTTTGCGGATAACTTCCGTCTGAATGTTCATACCACCAACCTGTAGAATTTGATTGCCAAGTAGGGCTGTTGTCGTTTAATCTAAATACTTCATAATACCAATTATATAAACTTGACAAGCTATTTTCAGTATTTTCGCTTATTCCATTTGCATTATAATTACAATGTATGATATGAGAATTATCTGTAAAAATTCCTGTATGTGCCTCTGCTCCAGCAACACCTTTACGTTTAGACCAAATTACTATATCTCCACGTTCAGCCGTCCACTCACTATTTACAGCAATTCTTTCAAAGCCATTTCGCAAAAGCCACTCTGGTAAAGTTGCTGTATTCTTTGGATATTCAACTTTCAAACCTAAAGCCTCACACACTGCATAATATACAGCACTTGAACAGTCATAACTCTTGCTCCCCGTTCTATTATTCATTGAATAAGTTACTTTGCCTTGTCTTTCTTTGAACCACCCAATCATTTTATCGTTTTTATTCATAGTCATTTTCCCTTTCTTGCATTAAAAAAGCAACTATCATTTTTGATAATTGCTTTATGGTAATTTTTTTATATTCATGTTTTCTAAATTCCTTAAAACTTCCCAGTTTTCATTTACAGCTATTGCATATACTTTATTAGCTATTATATCAGCTCCTCTTACTAAAGTAGTATGTTCTGAATTACAATATTTTAATTTTACATCTTTCATATTTTTAAATAACGGTTCATAAAATATATTCCATTCTCTATTAAAAGTTCCGCGCTTAAACTCGTTTAGCAAGGCTTCCCTAAGTTCATACTTTCCGTTTGTAGCCGTTGTATGTTCATCACAATATACTATAATATTATCTATTTCATTTTCATCTATTAAATTTTGTTTTATCATACTTTTAAAAGCTTCTTTTATCGATATTTTAAAAGCGTAATCCAAGTATCTTTGTTTACTTTTTTTATCAGAATATATATTTTTTAAAATCTTTTCTTGTTTTATTATACAACAAAATTTATTTGCATTTTTAAAAATATTATATAATCTACGTTTTTCTTTATATTTCAAAACTTTAGCTTTTAATTCTCCAACATAGTTATTATTTTTATAAATATCTTTTTCTATAGTTCTATATTTTCTTTCTAAATTTTCTTTTTCTTCTTTAGAAAAAAGGATTATTCCTGCAAATATAAAATACTTATTATTTATATAATCAAAAACTCCTGATTCATCAGAATAAACATACAAATTCATATTAACTCCTATAATAAAAAATCGTCCTAATGGACGATTCCCAACAAGATGACGTACTTAAAAGTACGCTTAAACTCTAATTCACTTCCTTGCTGTACACAGTATAGTATATCGCTATCTGTACATATATTATACCACTTTTTTTATAAAAGTCAACAATTTTTATATTAAAATTTCTTATAAGTAACTTAAAAAGTTTTAGAGTGATTAAAAATAACCTTTCTTTAGTTAAAAAGTGGTATGCAACTAATTATCACATACCACTTTTCAGCTTGACGTGTATTTCTTTATTTTTAGTTGCATACTACACTATATGCAAATCTTGTATTATTTCTTTCCTTTTTCAATCGCATATTTTATCCTTGCTTGTAAAACTTCTTGATATGCTTTCATCTTTTGCACTTGAGATATTAAAAGTTCTTTTTCTCTCTTGTCTAAATCAAGCGTTTTAAGTCCTCTTTCAGCTTTAAAAATCTTGTCGGATAATTCTGTATCTTCCTTATACATTCTTTTAATATATTCAGCGACCATTTTACTTATTTCCACCTAAATCTTTATAGCCTAATGCTCTTTCACTGTCTGATACACCTTTTGTTGTCGGGTCAACTAAAATTCCAAGTCCTACAAGTATATTTACTAAAAGCATTATAACTTGTGTTACTTGTTCTTTATTTATAGGTGCTACAATTTCAAACATAGCTAATATTTGATAAATAAAAGCTATTACAGTTGTTAGCATTGTAATTACAAACGTCTTATTCTTCATTCTTACTTTTAAATTAATTTTCATCTTTTCTATTCTCCTTTATTATTTATTTTTTAATGGTAAACTTAAAGCACTTTCTACCATTTTATCTACTATTCCATTTCCTTTTAACTCCTTATAGTTGATAAAGAGTTTTCTAAGTGATACAAGTTCATCTTGAAAAATATATCCTCTTTCTGTAACACGATTTATTATTTCAAAAATTTCTTTTCTAAGCAAACATCTTATACCATTTGTTTGCTTTTCTTGAAGCTTTAAAATTTGCATAATAGGTTTACCTATCATCTTTATTAAAGCAATTGTACTCCCTATTATACTTAAAACTATTGATATTGTACTTAAATCCACAACTCAATCACCTTTCCCTTTCTCGAGCATTGATATTTCAACATTTAGCTTAAAACATAGCCTAATTTTAATTATTTTTTATTTTTAATGCTAGACTATGCCTTTACTTCGTTATCTTTTTCTTTTTCTTGTAATTTTGCTTTTAAGTCTTGATTTTCGCTTTTTAAAAATGCTTTTTCGACTTCAAGCTGTGCAATCTTTAAAGCAAGTTCATTTATTATAAAATCTTTATCCATTTTTTACTAATCCAATTTTAACATTAATGCACTTTCACTTCCGTACATATCATATCCAGTTACAATCACAGTCGTGTCTAGCAAATAAAATGTTTTACTCCCCATTTGTATAGTTTTATCAGTTACACATTGCTTGTAACTATTTTGGTTTATTAAATCGCCTGTTGTAGCAGTCGCTGTTAAGCTATCAAAAATCCTATCTCCATCTCTAGTTGTAACTCCTATTAAAAGATACTTACAATTACTTTCTTTAGTATTATCACCTGTTTTTATTTGTAAAAGAGATTGTGAATGCAAGTCTATAATTAAGGCTTCTATTTCTGTTATATCATTTTTATTAGCTAAGTGTGATACATCAGCCCTGATAAGACTTATATTTTCTATAATTAAATCTTGTTTTTCTTCCGTTGCTATTGTTATTTTCTCTAAAGCCATTTTAACCTCCTTGTTGCGTTTTTGTAAATTCTTGTAACTCATTTATAGTTCCGTTTATTATGCAAAGTTTACCATCTACTTTTCTTAATGAATAGTATGTTGGGTCATCGCCTAATGGTCTGTCTAACGGTTTAGTTCCATCAGAACATAGTTCTCCTATCAACGCTAGTAATTTAATTTCTTGAATGCCTAAATCTTTGTAAAAAACTGTTTCAAGATCGCCCATTTTACTTTGTATGCTATCGCTTAAATCTTCTTTTAAATTATCTAAATCATTTCTTAAATCTGTTTTTAAATCATCTAACCTCTGCGAAATTTTAGTCCCATCAAAACTTTTTACAAGTTTATCAAATTCAGCTATCTTTTTTTCTCTTTCCGTTTCTGATAGTTTTCTTTTATCTTCTGATTCAGTTAATAAAGTGTTAAGCCTTGACATTTCATCAATTTTACCCGTTGCTGTCTGCACTTGCTCGTTTAAAGTTCTTTGTAATTCATCAACTGAGTTTTTAACTTGCTTTAAATCTTCAAGCTTTTGTGTATAGGTCGATATTTTTTCTTCTCTTGAACTTTCAGCTTGCACTCTTTTTTGTTCAGCACTTTTTAAGTTACTATCTGTTTGAGATAAAGTTTGTATAAGTCCCTCAACTCTTGATATAACTTCTGTTGAATTTCTTTGTCTTTCTATTTCTTTTTCAATTCTTTCTTTTTCAGCTTGTACTCTTTGATTTTCAACTTCCAAGATATTCTGTAAAGCGTTTCTGATTTCTGCTAAAGATAAATTTACACTTTTCATTGTAACTTCGTTTTTGTTGCGTACCTCTGCTATAAGTATTTCTCTTATAGTACCACCGTTGAACAAGTCTTGTTTTGTTAAATTGCTATCTGTATCAGTATAGATTGTAAACTCATCTTGAGATACACCTTTTACAAATTTAGCTTTTACATAAAAATTATTTTGAACTGGTTTTGATATACTATGAAAATCTTTTATACTTGCAAAGTAACCTTGAATATTAAAAAGTCCGTTTTGAATTTTTATATCATTTTCGCCAATTACTACCTTACAAGCATTTCCAACATCTTTAGCTATTCCCTCGCTTACTAATTGTGAATAAATCTTTGCGTCCATTTCAGCCGTTATATAATTTTCAACATCATCAGTTACCTCGATGTTAATCGGTTGTAATGCCATTTGCTACCCCCTTTCTAACTTAAAAGAGGAAGTTATAAACTCCCTCATTAGTCTTGCCATTTACCTATTTCTTTCCAAAGTTGTGGATAAGAAAATGGACTTTTACCGTCTGCTGGCTCATCTCCAACATATTCATAAACTTTGTCATTAAAAATACAATATCTGTCGCTTTCTAACTCTGTACCTTTCTTATAAGTTTTTTCATTATTATAAAGGTCTGGCTTTTCTTTTGGTAAAAGTGGATTGCGTGGTTCTTCTTTTCCGTTAGGTATCTTTTCCCAATACTCATTAGATAAATTAGGCATTATACCATAATCGCTTTCGTGTTCTTTTTTACATCTAAATAAAAATTCCTCATTAGCTACAAATTGTTTTACAATAGCACCTATTTTATATCTCTTTCTGTCTTGCCACTTATCATAGAATTTTAAGTTTTTATACTTTTCTTCATCACTTGAATTTTCGGTTATCTTACTTAATAACTCGTTTTTCATTTCATTTTCAATTTCTTTTTCAGTTTTGATTTCTTCCAAAGAATTTACAAAACTTTCAAAATTTTCTTTAAATTCATCTTTTACATTAGTTTTGATTTCTTGAAAATCATCTCTCATTGCTCTAATGTCCCATTCTCCACCAAATTTCGTTGCTATAATATGTGTAATTTTACTCATATTGTACCTACCTTTCTTCTAATTGCTTTATTTTAAGTTGAAGTTCCTCAACTTTTTTATTAAGTTCTTGTACTGCTTTTGTGGTAACTGCCAAAAGTCTAAAATCGTCAATATATTTTGTTTTTTTATCATCGTTAGTATGTGTATAAACTAAACTATCATCAAGTTCTTGTAACTCATCTGCAATTATCCCTGTTTTTGTATGCTCTTTCGCATAGCCAAATTTATCTTTTTTCCAATCAAAACTTTTAAAATTGATTTTTGAAATTAAATCTAAGCAATCTTGATTACTTTCTTTTATATTAAACTTTAATCTAATATCAGAAGATGATGAGTCTGTGCTAAGCCTCCAAGCTCCACTAGAGCCTGTACCATCATCAAAATAAATACACCTAGTATGAGGGTCATATCCTATAAATCGTATTGCATACATATCTCCACCAACTGGATTATTTTTATAAAAATTAGTCATCACGGGTGTTCCTGAAATTTCTTGACCGTTAAATTTAAAGCAAGCCTGCATTCTCCCGGCTACAGTCAAGAGGATTTCTTCAACATTATCTCCTATATCATTCCCTCGTTCAAAGTCATCATCTCTGTAAATAAACATTCCAGCTGGAATATTCTTTGTAGCTTTTCTTCCGTGAATTTGTACTCCTATTCCATAGGTAGCATATTGAGTTTGAGGAACTTTTATTTGTAAACAATTTTGAGCTGGTTGTAAAAAACCATAATTCCCTATTTTTATTGTACCACCGTTTATTACAGCTCCGTCGATATAATTTCCATAAAGTCTTTTAGATGTTAGCTTATTTGCTATAACATCACCGTCAAGTTCAATTTTATTAGCTCTTATCTTTACACTTTCAGCTGATTGATTGATTTCTGAAACGATATCTTTTTTAGAAACTTTTAAGCTAATTTCTGTTGATGTTTGCTTTATTTCCGACTTTAATTCTTCAAGTCTAGGGTCATCGTTCAGCTTAAATATCTGTACATCATATATATTAGCTTTCGGATTGCTACCACCACCGTTGTAAAGATTAAGCTGTGTTATATCTTGACTAGGAGTAAAAACCCAAGCGTTATTTTCTGATATTTTTCTATAATTCATATCTGAATTATATACTTTGTATTCTGCGTTATTTTGTATATCTTTCGCTTTAAAAGTAACCTTGTATTTTTGACCTTTTAACAACTTTTCACAATCAAAATATATATCATTACCGTTTATTTCTTTAGTGCTTTCTTTACAAAGATTTTTAAATTGCTTTAAATCCTCTTTCATCTCTTTAACAGTTGATTTTATTTCATTTGTCGATTGTGCTATTTCTGTTGAAATTTTATTCTCAACATTTTTAACTTTACTACTTATTTCATCAGCTTTTACATTAAATTCACTTTTAACCTTATTTATGTTATTTTCAGCAGTCAACTTAAAGCCGTCTAAATCTTGCTTAAGTCTTGTTATTCTATCTGCATTTTCTTTAGATAATAATTTTCCTAATTGTATTTCTTTTAACTCAGCACCGTTTTTGCTTTTATATGAAATATACATATCTTTATATAATTTTGGAACTTTAAAAGAAATTAAATGCTCTTTAAAACTTAAATCGTTAAAGCTTCTTCCAACTTTTTTTAAACTTAAAAACTTTTTAGGATATTTATATTGATATTTTCTATTTTCATCTTTATAACGTACAACAAAATATACCTCAACATCTCCTTTTGATAGAAATTTTAAACTGTATGAACCATTTTCCAAATTTAAATATTCTTTAAATTCTTTTGTATCACTCAAATTTAAAGATATATTTTTTAAAAAATTATCTTTTCCAAGTTGTGTAGATTCATAAATAGAACTTTCTAAACTATCCGTCTTTTGTGAGATTTCAGATTGTTTTTTTGATATTTCTCCAAGTAGTCCATCATATTTTGAAATTTTTAATTTTATTTCATCAGCTGTTTGAATAACTTCCGATTTCATTTTTTCTATATTAGTTTCACTTGATTTTACTGTGTCTATAATTCCTGTAATTTTACCATCCACAACTTCAAAATAAGTCTTTGTCTTTTCCCAATTTTCATTAAAAACTTCCCTCAACTTATATTCATCAGTTGTTAAATCTGGCACTTTAGTTCCTAAAGTGATTTCATTTCTAAAACTGTCTTTAAAATATTTTACTAACTTAATTATTCTAAATTGTTCCTTTTTTTGTGAATTTTTATTGATTAAAGTTACTTTATCCCCTAAATTCATTTTAAGAAATTCATATTTTAAATTCTCACTTAAATCAATAACATCAATTTCATAAGTGATATTTGGAGTTGATAATTTCTTTAATTTTTTATTTGCATCATCAAAAAGACTATGCACATTAAGATATCTGTTATCTTCCCAATACATAGTCTTTATCTTTTTTGAATATTCAAAATTATCAATATAAGGCTTACCGTCATTTACCTTTTCGATACCAAGATTATCACGTCCAATTGGTATTATTCTAGTAACTAAATCATAACTATCTCCAGTAAAGTGAATATCTTTTATATTCAATTCATCTGTAAAGTATGAACCGTTATCTTCTCCTAAATCATATCCAACCGTTACAGTTTTCTTTTTGTTATCAAACCTAATTTCAGCCTCAAATTTCTTTATAATTTCATTAATCAAGCTAAATTTATTGATATTATTACCTGTTACAGTCCTTTTTTTAGTATCTCCTTTAAAAACTAAACTCCAACCACTGGGCAATAAGTCTTTAATCATAAAATCAAGTGTTTTTGTTGGATAAGTTTTATTATTCAAATACTCGTCAAATTCTTCAATCTCTTGTAAAGCTACTATTTTAAAAGTATATTGCAATTCTTCAATATCTTTAATTACATAAATCTGTTCTTTAGTTTCTACATAACCCTCTAACTCAAAATACTTTAAATTTTCTTTATCTATTTCAAAAGTTAGTATATCAAGTTTATTTATATCACAAGTTAAAAAAGGCTCTATAATTCTATCAGTCATAAAGACCTTATTTTTACTTTTATCAAAAATATTAATCATATTATATCAACCTTTCATAATAACTAATATTTGTATCAAAATTTCCTGTACCAGATATATTTATTTCAAAGTTATTTGAAAAATCAGTTTTTGGAAATTCAAACATATCAACCAACTTATACACATTTGCACCAGTTTCGTTTTTTACAGTTTTTTCTTTTCCGTCAATTTTAATTGTTCCATTAAGCTCTTTTATAAAGATATTAAAAGTTTTACTCTTAATGCTAATATTTGTACCATTTCCTTTAATAGAAATTAAAAGAGGGGTAATTACATTACTTTCTAAATTTAAAACAATTTTGCCGTTGCTTTTTTGATTTTGTTGATTAAGTGTACCGTTATATACAGCACACTTTCCCTCAATTTCTATAACTTCAAAATTGTTATAAACCTCTACATCTCCACTTTCAATAAAACGACCTTCATAAATTCTACTATCATTCAAGTCTAATTTACAAACTTCAATATCATTAAGTAGTTTAGACTTGTTAGTTTTTATTTCACACCTATTGCCTTTTAATTCAATTTTAAATTTAATTGTAGCTAAACCTAATTTTTTATCAGAATAAAAGACCTCTCCATTTGCACTTTCAAACTCTTGTCTTTTTATTTCTGTACCTAAAATGCTAATAGGTTGTAAAATTTTAGCTTTATATTTATCTAATTTTAAACCATTTATAACTTCCATAACTACCTCTTTTTACTTCTTGAAATTGCTCTGCTTGAATATTCTGATACACTTCTTCCGACTTCTCTCTTATCAAGTTCAACAATAGTAATAATCTTTCCATTGCCGATATCAACCGCAAGATTTCCGTTCTCTGTGATGTTAAAACTTCTTTCAAAACTACCTTTTCCGTCAAATAATGTATTCATTTCAAAGTCAACGCCTTGACTCATCTTATCAATAATTCCCGACATAAAACTTTTAGCTTTTTGCATTGTGTTTTTGCCCTCTTTATCAATACCGATACCTAAACCTTTCATAAGCATAATACCTACTTCATCACGCATTACCCTTGACGGAGAATGTATGCCAGCCTCATATTTTGCAGCGTTTACAGCACTACGCATGACATTAATGGCTGCATTTATTACTGAACTTCTTCCATTTCTAATACCACCAGCTAAGCCATACATTAAGTTAGTACCAGCGTGTGAAAACTCTGATTGAAAACTATTTATGTTACTTGTAGCACTCTGACACATATTTTTAATATCGTTATTTATCTTATTAGCTCCGTTTTTCACGTTATCAGAAGATTTATCCATCATATTTTTAGTATCTTTTTGCATTTTATCAGATGTTTTTGTGATATCAGTATCAATACCTTTTGCCATTTTAGATAGATTATTCTTAACATCATTAGAACCTTTTTGAACTGATGAATTAATACCAGTCATAGCTCCTTGCATTGTGATATTAGAACTGTTTTTTAACTTGTTGAAATCGCTATCAACTGACTTAGTCATTGAATTAATGCCACTTGTAATAGGTGGAGTTCCGTTTTTTACATTATTAGAAAAGTTGTTCATCATTTCTTTAGATTTTACATCTGCATTGTTTTTATTAACTTCTAAACTATCTGAAATGATTTGTTTTTGAATGTTCATCGCATTGTCTATATACGGATTTCCTTGACTTATTCCGTTTGCTACATTGTCTGCAATGTTTTTTCCGTCCACTCCAGCTTGTTGTTGTGCCTTTTGTAATTCATTAAACAAAGGATTGTTTATATTTGTAATCAAACTCGATTCTAACAAACTCTTTCCGTCTGCTATGCCAAGACTTAAATTACTAATATTTTGATAGCCGTTAGATTTTAAAATTTCAGGAATAAGAGTTTCACTAACTCCCATTTCTTTTAACTTTGCATAAGCCTCTTGAACCGGTATAAGTCCTCCGTTTGTTCCATCAGCAAAAGCCGTCATATCAGTTAAACCCATTTGTCTTAATTCTTCAGCTATATCTAAATAACTTTTACCTTGCAAAATGCCATTTTGGATATATTGTTCAACAAATTGCATTCCCTCATTAGCACCATCGCCAAACTTTTGTAGGTTGATAAGACCACTTGAGAATGCTTGTTCTGCAAATTCAAGAGGATTTCTAGCTGTTTCAGCAATCAACTTAGCTTTATCTTCAACATATTGTTGCTGTGCTTGTAAGCCCTCTCCATAACGTAACATACCTTTTTGTCCTAATTCAAAGACTTTTTCAGCTAAATCAAAACCATGTAAGCCTTTTTCTCTTAAGCCTTTAATTACTTCCTCAAACTTTGTGCCGTCTTGTGCTACTCCATCTGTAAAGCCGTTTAATGTATCAATACCTTTTAATTTTGCAAGTTTTGCAACTATCTCTAATTCATCACTTGTAGTTGTTCTTAAGTTGTTATAAGCCGTTTTAAGACCACTTGAACCGTTATCGATTAATCCTTGTAAGTAACTGTCATTTGTTGACTTTCCCGCCTCTCTTGCAATTTGATTAATCTGTGAATTACTTAAGCCACTTTGCACAAGTTCTTTAAAGCCTTCGGATATATCAATCTCGCCACCTTTAATGCCTTTTACAAGTTCAGCAACTGTCCTTTTAGGGGCTTGTGATACATCAGCACTTTCAGCCCCTTTATTAGCTCCATTTTCAACAGTTTCTTTTGTAGCTTCTTCTACATCAGATTTTTTACCTCTAATGCCGTCTGCAACACCTTTTATCAAATTCCAACCAGCTTTTACCCAGTTTCTAGGGTCAAGCATTTTCAAAATGCCTTTACCGATATTCTTTACAAACTCCCAAAGTTTAGGTAACATTTGACCTAACCCACGAATTAAAGAGCCTATCATTTCCCCTGCTTTACTTGCTATTTTATTTAAGTCAAAACTACCTAAAAAGGCAGCAATAACAAGCCCACCTGCAACTGCAATGCCAATCGGATTGCTTAATACTGCAACTAATTTAGCTATAACACTAAGTCCTACACTTGCAACTTTTCCAAGACAACCAGTTATACTGCTGGTAAATTTTCCTATTACAGAAATTCCAGCACTTCCTATATTTGTACTTTTTATCGAATTTATAAGAGTAGTTACTAAAGATTTCCCACTATTAGCAACTAAATTTTTACTCTTTATAATTGGTTGTGTAAGATTGTGAATTAAAGATTTTGCAGTTGACATCAAAGGAGCTTTATACACTTTTGCATATAAGCAAAATTCATTAATCAACGCTTTAGCTGCATTCACCATTAAGTTCTTTTTACCAACAATCGCACTTGCTAATTGAGATACAAGATTTTTTCCGATAGCTACTGCTTTAAATAGTGTAAATATTTTAACAAAAGCCTTTAACAACTTATCAGCATTAGCAGTAATTACAGGAATTGAATTTATCAAGCCTTGCCCTATTGCTTGTACTATCTTTAAACCAACTTCTATAAATCGTTCTATATTATTTGAAAAAGCCTCAACTAACTTAACAATAGCCTCAACTATTTTAGGAATTATATTAGGTAAATTTTTACCTAAACCATCAGCAAGAGCGTTTAATATATTAAGACCAACGGTAAAAAATCTATCGACATTTTGAATGAAATAGTTTAAAAGATTATTTAGCATATTAGAAGCCTTATCTATCAAACTAGGTAGGCTTTTAGCTATTCCCTCTCCAACCTTTAGCACCATTTCAGCACCACAAATCAATAACTTTTCAGCTATCGTCATAATACCAGTTAATAAAGTTTCGCCAATCTTAACTGCACTATCTGCTATCTGTGTTGAATTTTTATTAATTCCCTCAATTAAATTAGTTATTATATCCACACCTATATTAATAAATTTAGGTAGTGAATTAGCTATATTTGTTACAATATCAGCCATTATTTCGCCAATAACGGCAGGTAATTTATTTATATCTTTCTTGACTGTTTCATTAAGTTTATCAATGTGTTTTGTCGCCCTCTGTGCTACATTTCTTAAAGGATTATCAACATTTTCATATAAAGATATACCAAAGCCCTCTAAAGCACTTTTTAATATAGTTATATCTCCCTTTAAGTTGTCGTTCATTATCTTAGCCATTTTTTCAGCACTGCCAGATGAATTATTAATAGCATTTGATAATTTATTAAAATCTTCATCACTAGCGTTGATGATAGCCAACATTCCTGACATTGCTTCTTTTCCAAAAATAGCACTCGCAGCAGCAGCCTTTTCATCTGCACTTAAATTTTTAAATTGTGTTCTAAATTTCTTTAAAACTTCATTAAGTGGAATACCTTGTAATTCCTCTGCACTCAATCCAACAAGGTTAAGCCCGTTTGCTACTTCTTTTGTAGGTTTTGCAAGTCTTGCAAGTGAGTTTTTAAGAGAAGTACCAGCTTGAGAACTTTTAACACCAGCATTAGCCATTAAACCAAGTGCCAACGATGTATCTTCTGCACTATATCCTAAAGCACCACAAAGAGGAGCAACGTATTTAAAACTCTCGCCTAACATTCCAACGTTGGTATTTGCATTTGTAGCAGTTGCAGCCAAAACATCAGCGAATTTTCCCGACTGTTCAGCACTCATACCGAAAGCAGTTAAAGAGTCAGTTACAATATCAGATACCATACCTAAATTTTCCCCACTCGCAGCAGCAAGATTTATAACACCGTCAAGACCTTTCATCATCTGTTGAGGCTTCCAACCTGCCATAGCCATATATTTTAAAGCCTCTGCACTTTCTGTCGCACTAAACTTTGTACTAGCTCCCATATCTTTAGCTTTTTGTCTTAACATATCTAAATCTTTTCCAGAAGCTCCAGAAATAGCAGAAACCTCACTCATACCAGCGTCAAAGTTAGCTCCTGCTTTTAAAGCAAAACCACCTAAAGCACTTGTCGCAGCACTTGCAAGCCCTATTGACTTTGCTATACCAGCACCAACTTTACCAGCTGTTCCTCTTAACTTTGCGACACCTTTTTCAAACCCCGAAACGTCAATTTTTGTATCAAAAATCAATGAACCATCAGCCATAAAATCCCCCTTTCTAATGATAAGTTTTTAGGCTCAAAGGCTCATTTATCATTTATTATTTTTTATATTAATTTCTATTTGTTTTTTACATTTTTTGCATTTTATAAAAACAAGTTTACATTCTGCCTTTTCATCGTATTTAATCAATTTTTGCTTACAATATGGGCAGATAAACCATTTTTTCAATTTTAACCACCACACATATTCAATAATGAATTGGCAAAATCTTCCTCTTTTTCTTCCTCACTTCTTAAATCAGGTAAAGCATAAATTCTTTTCTTTTCTTTATAAAACTTCTTTTCCTCTTTACTCATTTTAGAACTTATCTTCATTGACCTATAACCTAATATTTTACTAAATAAGCACTCCTCATTTAAGCCTTTTAATAATGCTTTAAACTTCCACCAGTGCATTTTTTTTGTTGTTAAATCAATTCCGTAACACTCATAAAATGACGAAAAAATATAGTCTGCGTCATATTCAAAAGAATAAATCAACTTTTTATTATTTTCTTTACTTTCATTTTGTCTAGCCCTTTTCAATTCTCTTTCATCAAAAGAACCTGCATAAAATTTTAAGATATAATCCATAAGCTCTTTAAATTCTTTTTCATTACCATTTAACTTATAAAGTAATACCTCAACATTATCTTTTATAGTTAAATCAATAATTTTACCAAACTTTTCTTCGTCAGTTTTATTTTTATCTTGTAAAAGAATTTCAAAAGCTACCCAATTTCTAAAGTCTGTATTTAAATTTACATTTTTAAACTTTTTAGGAAGATTATCTATTAAAATATTCATTATTTTTTAAATTTATTTTTATTGTTATACCTATTATTTATTTCTTGACTGTATTTTTGAAATTTTACATTATAATTATTTATTTCATCTAAAATAAACTCGCAAATATCCATTAATTCATAAAAATTCAACTCTTTATTGTCATATTCTGTCTTTTTAATCAATGAATAAGCGCCTTTTCCTAAGACGATTTCAATTAATTTTTTAAAATCAAGCATTATATCGTTGATACTTTTGTCTTTTTTTTGTGAATTTTCAGAAAATTCAATAATTCCTTTTTGCAATTCTTCGTTAATTACATCAACAAAAAACTTATTTTCTCCAAACTCAATAACTAATCTTCTATCTTTTTTTTGAAATTTTGCCATAATAATACCTCTTTTCTGAATTTTGATAAATTAAAAAGGTAGCCGTTATGACTACCTTTTATTTTTTAAACTTAAACAGTTGTTTTAGGTTCAAAACCTTTAGTGTATTTTATTGCCAACCAATCTTTAGCGTCAGTATCTTCTGTTGCTGTTCCTTCTTCAACCGCTCCATTAGCTTTAAAAGTTCCTGAATATTGATAAGCGTCTGTTCCATCTCCCTCAGTATCAGCAACTATTGTATATTTTCTTGATAAAGCATAGAACCCTGCTGTTTTCGCTGGTTTAGCAAAGTCAACAACCACTATTTCGCAAGTTGCGTCATTACCGATTTTTTCTTTATCGAAAATTTCTTGAATCGCTTCGTGTACTGGGTTATCTGTGTACTTATCAAAAGCGAATGAAGTTGATGAAGTAATACCAGTTGTATCTGTTCTTGATGAAGTTTCATCAACATAAGTTCTTTCGTATTCTTGTGCCTCTTTTGAAGTTGATAACTCCGTAAAACCTTTCATTCTGTAATATTTTTCATTAACTTTAAAGAATGATACCTTACCACTTCTTAAAACAAGACCTTTAAATTCTTGTAAATTAGTAATATTTTTATCTGTTGCCATTTCTTACCTCCAAATATTTTAATCTCATTTGTATTTGATATTGGGCTTTACCCTCGTCATTTGCTATTAAATAGCCATTTGTTAAAACTTCCATATCTATTGCGTATCTATCGCCCTCAAGTTTTGGAAGTTTCTTATCTTTTACACTTTTATAAATCCACTCAATCAATTTATCAAAAAAAGCTATATTATCAAGCTGTGTTACATAACTACTACTCATCAATGTTTTTGTTGCAAAAACAAAAGTATATTGCTTTAATTCATCTCCGTCAACATATTTTTTTAGAAGTGGATTTGTAGGCTCTGAATAAATACCATATTCTATATCATCAAGTCCTAAATAATCTAAATTAAGTCTAGCATTAGGGCTTAATAGAGGGCATTTATCAAAGTAATCTCTTATACTTTCAATTATAACTTTCATTACTTCCCTTTACCTCCTACAATTTTTGCAACACCTTGTAAAATCTCATCACGATGATTATTTTTCATTCTATCAAACCACTTACAACCACGTCTTGGTGCGTCTGTAAAGTTAGCTTGAGTATAATACCAACGTCTTGCATAAGGTGTATTTTGTTGAATTTGTCCGTTACCAATCTTTGATTGTGTTGTTGGACTACTTTTTAAAACACCTGTTCTGAAAGGAGTGTACATATCCATTTTACGAATACATTCACTATCTACAAATTTTTGAGCCTTTCCTCCACGTTGTAATTGCCGTCTATTAGCTAAATTATCTTCAATGTTTAACATTCTTAAAAATAACATTATTTAGCTCCAATCCTTAAATGCTTTAAATGTTCACTCCCATAATCAAAAGTATCAGCACTCGTTATAATAAAAACATCGTTATATTGTTTTTTTATCTCTTCAAGAGAGTTATACTCTCCTACTGCTTTACCTCTTAAAATATAGTCGTTTTTTTCGCATTTAAAACCTTTTAATTCACTAAGAGGAATAAAGACTTTAATATTATCAATATCAGTCAAAGCTCTACCACTTGTCGTTATATTCATACCTCTACAATCTTCAAAATGAGCCTTAAAAGTATGAGGAACAAAACTGTCCTCTCTACCTTTTCTAACTCTTTTAAAAATCGTAACCTCTGCATTAATAAGCATTTTAAATACCTCTATACATTAAACCAGTATGGGCAAAAAAAGTTTTTATTGTAGATACAATATACTCGTCTTGTGTCTGCATAAATTTTTCTATTTCTGAAAAAGTTGGAATGTAATAAGTTTCTGATTGCTCTCCTATGTGTTCAGATTGAATTATTTTGCCGTTTTCTTCTACTTTAGGACTAATCATATCCATTTTATCTTTAAGTGAAAAAATAAGCGTTTTTAAGCAATTTATAGCTAATTTTTTTAAATCTTCTTTTGAGTAATCAATTCTATTAAAAGTGTAAAAATCTAATTTTTGTTTTGTCAAAATATAAAGATAATCAAAGGTACTTTCAGTTAAAGCACCTTTGAAATCATCATAATTTAATAACTTTTCCAAGTTATCATCTCCTTTATTATCCTCTTGAGATAATTCTTGCGATTGGAACGGCTTTATCATTAATTGATTCTGTTCCGTCGTTTACTAGCTCCCAGTTAGTTCCTTTTGCTAATTCTTGATTAGTTGGAGAATTGCTTGCTTGTTCTTTCTTAGTGTATGAAATACCTGCCACAGATATAGCTTTTCTACATCTTGAAATCAAAGTATCTTCCCCACCGTTAGTTTTTGGGTCTCTAAACATTTCAAAAGGAACTTTTGCCCCTACATCTTCAAAACCGATAGCACCCTCTCCTAATACATAAGTTGTATATTGAGTATAGTTGTTAGCGCCTTTCTTTTCTTCTGCTGGCATACTATCATCAATAATAACCATTCTTCCGTTCCAAGTTGCTAAACCTAAATCTCTTTGAATACCGTCTGCGTCAGTATAAGTTAAATATTTAAGTAATTGTAAATTTTCAAGATTAGTAGCAACTTCACTGTGCATAATAACAAGAGAGAATTTAGCTTTATTATCTCCACAAGCCTTTTGAATAGCTGTGTTTAAAGTTGTCGCACCCACTAAAGTTGTTTCATCAGTTGCTTCTGTTACTGTTTTTGAAATATCATAAGTATGTTTTGTAACAAACTCTTTACCTTTCTTTGCTGTACTCATAGAGAAAACACCTTTTAAAATAGCTAACATAACATCTTGGTCGATTGTGTTCCAAAACTCGATTACTTGACTTCTTACATTAGCCATAAAATCAGTTCCACCTGTTATATCAAAAGAAAAGTCAGCCTCAGTCCAACCTTTCATTCTTCCGTAGGTAAATACACCTTGTTCAAAAGTTTTTGTTCTGTCTGGGCTTAAAGTTGTAGCTCCGTCATAGTTTTGCGCCTCTCCACCAATTAAACCAAAGTATGGAATAGTCGCATAAGTTGTACCTGTTTGAGTATTGTTTTTAAATACTTCTTTAAGCCTTGCGTCTCCTACAACTGCCTTACTTTCTTTTAATTTGTTCAATCTAACATTTGGCACTGCATTTATATAAGCACCAAAAGCCTCTGCATTAAATGTTTTTGCGTCAAATTTTGCCATTTTTTAAATCTCCTTTTCTAATTATTTATAGCTTTTTAAAAAATCTTCATAACTCATCTTTGACAAATCTTGTCCAGCTGGTAAAGTATTAGACCCACCAACAGATGAATCGCCATTATCCTCAATGTTAAATAAATATGCTTCACTTTCTTTTAAAGCATTTATTGCATTTTCTAAATCTGTTGTTAAGTCATTAGAATTAGTCAAAGTTTCTAAGTCTAATAAAGATTTTACAGCTTTAATATTTTTTGCATTAGACTTTGTTAAAGCATTTTCTATTGTATGATTAAATTGTAGTTGTTTCATTTCGTTTTGTGATTGAATAACTAAATCATCATACTTTTGCTTGTAGTCTTGTGCGTTCTTTTTGATTGTTTCAATATCTAAATCTTTGTATGAACTAATTTCAGCATTAGCTGTATTAATCTGTTCAGTTAGTGAGTTCTTTTCAGCTTCTAAAACTGATATTTTATTATTTAACTCGCCTATCTCTTTTCCTTTTAACTTAAATACTTCTGCAATCTGTTCTTCCGTTAAGCCTATCGCTTTTAATTCTTCTGTTTTCATTAAAAAACCTCCTATTATTTAGCTTTTTCGGACGTTGCTATGTCCTAATAGTTGATAGTTTCGGTCTATCATTCCAATAAAAAAAGACAGTTTAAAGCCATATCTAGGGCATTAAAAAAAGCACTATGCTATCTACATAATACCTTAATTTTTGTATTAAAAAAGCAACATACCAAACAAGTATATCGCCTTTAATGCCACATTATAATACAATCTTCTATTTCTCTTTCTCCCTCAGCCATACTTCTAATACCGTTTAAAGCTTCTATTGCATAAGGATATGCAGAATATTCTTTTTCATCTGTTTTACTTAAAATCATTTCAAAATCGTCTAAATCATTTATATTTACAGATACAGTACCGTGTTCATTCCAATCTTCAGGGTAATAATCTGCTATTATTCTGTTATCCTCTTTTCTTACGTTCTTTAAGTATAACATAATATTCTTTCATCTCCTTTTGGTAATTATATTTTTGACTTGTTATTTTATGAGCTTTATCTTGTGTATAACCTTGTTTAATTAAATCTTTTTCCATAATTTCGTGTTTTATTAGTGTTAAATCGTGAGGTTCAAACTTACCTGTTGTTAATCTATCCCAACTTTGTGAAATAGCAAAACTAGGGTCAAATCTTTTTCTTTTATCGCCCAAATCATGCTCATCTACGAATAAATAATCTTTAATAGATTGTATTTGCTCTATTGAATAACCAGTATTTTTAGCAATTTTTTCAACGTCATACTTATTATTTCTAATAAATTCATATCTTGTTTTTGCGTGTTTTATTGCTTTTTTACTAGATATATCAGTTATTGCTCCCGATTTAACTTCTTCATATTGTTTTCTAGCCCAAACAGACCTGCCACTTACAGACTTAGTATAACCGAATTTGCCTAAATTTTCAAGTCTTTTATTAATTCCAACACTTTCGGAGAACTTGTAATACTCATCACGTTTATTTTTTAACTTAAAAGATTGTATTGCGTGCATTTCTTTATCTCCAACAGTATCATACATCATAACACGTTTTTTTAAGTTTCTAACATCTCTTTCAAGTTGTCTTTGAATTTGTGTAGCCTCATAATAAGTATATTCTTCACCCTCATAATATACTTTCTTATCCTCTAACTCTTGTAAATACTCTTTTGAGTAACTTCTATAACTTAAACCCTCAAAATAAGGATACCAATTATGCCTACAATTTACCCCTTGAAATCCAGTTGTTTCTCCATAACCTATATCTTGTAAATCCAAGTAACCAGCACGACCACTTAAACTAACAATTTCGCCTTGCCAAACTGAATGAGAGGGTCTAGCTCCTAAATGTGCCGATATTTCCATTAAATCTTGTTCCATTTCTTCTGCATTTAATAAAGATATTTCGCCACTTAAACGATTAAGTCCACTTCTAACAACCATTCCAACAGCACTTTCTATTGTGTAGTTTCTACCACTACCCTCATAGTTGATAAACTTAACTCCACCTCTTGCAATATTATTAACAACTCTCCTAATAGCCGTTGTGCTGTCTAAAACACCTAATTGAGTTGATAAAACAGCTTTATTGAGTTCGTGCTTGTATAAAGTGTTAAGATTTACAAAATCATCATTAACAGCAACACCCATTGTCTTTGTTAAATTATTTAAGTTTTCTTTCATTGCCTTTTTATAAGCTTGTATTTGTGATAAAACAGCTTTATTTTTATCTAAATTAACTAAAGACTTACCAACCATAGAATAAATACTTTGCTCATCGTTATAATGTGTTTTTATGCCATTTTCAATTATTTCGTCTAAAACTTCATCAGAATGATACAGCATAGGCTTTAACTTTTTCTTTAATTCTTCAAAATCTTTGTTTCCAATTAAAAGCTGTTTTAATTGATAAGTTGAAGTATAACCAGCCTCATCTTTTCTAGCTATTCTTCTTGCTATATCAAGTAAAATTTCATCTTCTATTTCTTGATAAACTTTGATTAACTCGTTCGGAATAGCTTTTAAATATTCAGGACTTAACATTTTATTCTTCCTCTAAAACGTCTTTTACTTTGTTTTCTTGTGGTATCCAGTCGGCAATATCTTCAAGTCCGTAAACTTCTTGTAAATATCTTTCTTTAGTTATAATACCAGTTGCCACCTCTTGTAATTTAACAGTTCTTTCGGTTTCACTATCGATAACTAAACTATCGTCAAAATCAAAGTTTATATCATATTTTTCACTAATCTTTAGCCAATAACTTAATATTTCAACAAATTGTCTTAAAGTTCTTTCAAGCTCATTTTGAATATCTTTTACAGTTGAAAAGCTTCTTTGTTTACTTGCTTTTATTTCTGTTGCCGTTTTTTCTGTTTCTGTATTTTTTGAAAATGTACCATAAGCAAGTCCACAAATAAACTCTATTTGTCTTAATATCTCATTTAGTCCGTTGAATAAACTAATATCACGAATATTAGGACTAAAAACATTGTAAAAATCATCTTTAACTTGTGAGCCTAAGTTTCTAAATAAACGCTCCTTGCCTACTGGCAATTCATCTGTATTTTTTAAAACTGTTATATCTGCGTCAATAGCAAGTTCAGAGCCTTTATACTCCCAGATTGTCCTTTGATATTGTTCGTCTGCGTCTTGTATTAATGAAATAGCTTTTGCAAAACAACTTATCCCCTCTTGACTTCTTAAATCAAGATTATTTGCTTGTGGATTTTTAAAATAAGCAAATAAAGGCTCTTGTCTATTAATGACTTCTTGTTCTTTTAATGTAGCCCATTCTTCAACACTGTTTAAAGATATTTGCGTTCCTAATTGTGTTACATCAAACGACTTATAAGCCGTATTTCTTATAAAATACTTATCTTTTATTAAATGTTCTTCAAGCCTTGTATAATATACATATCTATCTTTTTCAACTTTTCTAAGTCTATCAATAAAAGCAATATGCTTTATATCTCCAAAACTGTTAAAGCCTAAAATAACATACATATCAGGAGTTGTTACATCAACCTCTATTTGTTTATTTTTCAAATAAGGCTTTAAAACAACACCACCTAAAGCCAAACCATATTCAGTTATAGTTCTTATTTTTCTTATAATTCTTTGATAAATTTCGTCTAACTCCTCATTGCTTACACTCGTTTCTAACTCTAAAGTAACAAGTCTAGCAAGTTCAGACGGTATAGAACTACACAAATTTAAACTTTCTTTATTAACTTTTGTATCTAACCAAAAAGGCTCTCCGTGATAACAATTGAGCCATAGCCTAAAATTATTATCTATATTGCTATAATCACGCTGATAACCACATCTTAATCTTATTTCGTTAATTAAATTAATCAATCATCTATCCCCTTTCTAAAGTATTGACAATGCTTTTAAATACTTTTCAAAACTATATTCAAAAGCGTCTAATGTATCTATATCACTTGTTCCGTCATCAAGTCTTACATCATCAAGTTCTTTTTCATCAAAAACAGCAGTCTGCAAAGCACTAACTAAAGTTTCACAATCTTTTTTATAAAAAAAGCGACCAGTTGCAACCAATGAATTAACAATCCTAATTCTATCAACTATCGCATTTTTAATTGAATTTTTAACAGCTATATTTATATTATTGTTTAATAAAGTCTTTTGTAAACCTCTTAATAGTACTTGTTCTGCATTATCTGCAAAAACACAATCTATTCTTCCGTATTTTGCTAATATTTTTTTAATAAACTGTAAAAATTGATTATTCAGAGTGTCTGGAGTGTCAGGTTCGTGTCTTTCACTTGCTAATGCAATAAGTTCTTTATATCCTGCTGTTATTGCAGTAGCAACAAAGGTATGTTTTGACTTATTACCCCCAAAGTCAACGCCAACATTTATTGTAATATAGTTCTTATCATAATCAATCAAATATTTTTCAGAATTATCGGCAAATTCTTTATAAATCAATCCCTCTGCTAATACTCTTAACCCTAAAATATCACGCTTATACCATACCGTTTCAGGAGAATATTGTGCCTTAATTGTATCTAAACGCTCTTTACTAATAGTTATATTATCATCAATTAAAAAGTGTCCATAATTCACTGATAATTTATGATTAGCAGTATATTTATCTATATAATCTTTATAAATAAAATGAGTAGGAGCGTCTGGGTTTAAATCCCAATATATTTTTCTATCTTTGGCAGCAGCCGTTCTGTTAAAAGCCTCTTTGATTGTATTTTCGTGATGTAAATTTATTTCAGTAGCTAACCACATTCCGTATGAGTTCCCTCTGATAGACTTAAAACTATCAGCCTTACCACCACCAGCAAATATAACAATCTTTTCTTTAAACTTTGTATCATAACCCTTTATGATTAAAGCCTCGTTCTGCTTATATTTGCTCCATCGTGATTGTCCTCTAAAGATATATTCTAACCCATATCCGTTACTATCTCCAACGACCAACTTCGCTTGCCCTACCGTTGAAGCTGTAACCAGAAATAACTTATCTCGACTATGCTTTATGCTATGAGCAAAATCAAAGATATGGTCAACAGTCTTTCCACTTCTGATTGCTCCCTCTGCTATGTTATACTCGTGTGTAGAGCAGTTTTTTATATAATCAATATGCTTTTGTGAAAACTGATAATCTATTGTCTTTTTCTTCCTCAATTTTCATCACCATATATCCTAGTTTCTAAATCTTCTAAATCTTCTATTTCATCTGAAATACCCCTTAATTTATCAGTTTTTACTTTAGTTAATTCGGTATTAGCCTTAATTAATTCTGTGTTAATTTCTTCTTGTTTTAGCTTGATTTCACTATGTTTTATTCTTATATCTTGTTCTTTTTCATCTAACTTATCTTTGTTAGAGTTCCAACTTTGTTTTTGTCTATTTTTTAACCAAAATATCTGTGCTGTTGAGTTAGGCTTTTCATACCGTTTAACTTTCTTTAGTGTAACGTGTTCGTTGCCCTCTTTATCCTTAACTTTGACGATAACTTCTTCTTCATAAAAAAAACCCATTGCCGACTTTAGCAATGCGTTCTCAACTTCTTTATCAACTATTTCCTTCTTCCTTTTTAAGGCTTCCGATATTACAGGATATTTCAACTTCCATTCACTTAATGTTGAGTTAGAAATATCCATATTTTTACAAATCTGTTTCTCTGTTAAACCATCTCTAGCCCAGCCCTCAATTAAAAGCAAGCCGTCTGGCTCAAGCCATTGTTGATACTTGCCTTTTGCCATTCAGCTCACTCCTTTCTATGTAATTAAAAATACACCTTACTAGATGCCTTTCTATTGTTAATTATTTTCCTAAAATCTTTCTGTATTTTTTATCAACAAAAACTAAATCCATAACATCCTTAAAACTATTTTTTTTGAAATATGGACCTGATTCTGTATTTTGAAATAATGTTTTGAAACACATTGAACTGCCACTATTTTTCATCGCTTCAACAGGTATAGTTTTTTTTTTCGTCAAACAAATAATGATTTAAGTTGTAGTCATTTCCTTTAAAACCTTTCAACCCATCAATTCCACAACAACATAAATCATCTCCCATATTTCTCAATCTATTTTCACCCATATAAACTTTAAGCCCTAATTTATGTGCTTTTTCTTTGATTTCTGTAAAATCACATTTCAATTCATTTAAAGGATAAACGTAATCTCCACCAAGTTTTTCAAGACCTTTAACCTTTTTTATAAATTTCATTCCCTCAAGAATAATTCCATAAACACCAATATTTTTATACAATTCTAAATGATTAATAATATCAGTTTTTGCTTCTCTCATATAAGGTTGAATTCTAATGTTAATCCTTTTAACTCTTGGAGCAACTTTCTTTATTATTTCAATCCTTTCGTAATAAGTAGGACATCCAGTTTCGATTTTATCATACTTAGGACTAACAAGAGATATTTGAACAACAGCATTACACTTGCTTAAAAGTTCTAAATACTCATCATCAGCAATTAATTTGCCCTTTGTACTAACAATAAATGGGTATTGAGTTTCAGCAAAAATTTTAAGACATTCAAACGACGCCCTATGTTTTTTTTCACAGGGTTGAAAAGGGTCTGACATTCCTCCCCAATGTAAAGGAATATTCCAATTGCACCATTTAGTTTCTTGTGTTCTTTTTCCAACAACAAAATTTTTCAATGCTTGAATGCCTCCTGCTACTTTTACATTACTGATATCATATTTACGATAAACAAAGCAATACTTACAATTATGAGTACAACCCATATATGTATCCAATCTTATAGGAACATCGCACAAAAAACACTGTGAACCACAATCTATCATTGTTTTTCTTCCTCCATTTTATTTAATATATCTGCAACAAAATAATTCTTAGTTTTTGATTTAATAAATTCTGTAATTTCAAGTTTCTTTTCAGTAGGAAATTGAAATGTAACCGAAAAAGTGTCAACTGAATTTGCAACTGTATCGGATAAACTTGAAAACCCATCCTCTTCTAATAAGTCAATCATATTAACACTATCTAAATCAAATCCAAAATCAGCCATATCCAAGCTAATATCCTTTAGCTCATTTTCAAGTTTTTCAAAATCAAAACCAGTATTCATTGTTAATTTATTATGTGCAAGTATATAAGCTTTCTTTTCTTCATCAGTTAAGTGAGTTAATCTAATTATCTCAACTTCTTCATAACCTAACTGTTTAAGAGCGTATAAACGACCGTGTCCCTCGATGATTACATTATTTTCATCAACTGCTATCGGGTCATTATTACCAAACTGTTTTATAGAATTGCAAATCTGTTCAATCTGTTCTTGAGTATGAATTTTCGCATTATTATCATACTCTTTAAGTAAATTGATATCTATTTTTTCAATTTTCATCTTATCCACCTTTCTTTTTTAGTAACAAAAAAGCGACATATAAAATACATCGCTTTATGCTGTACTGTGAAATAACTTTGCAAATATTTTTAAAAAATTAGTTTAACCAGAATACACTTGCTGTTACATTTATTTATATAAGAGGATTTCTATGCGTTTTCATTATTTCACAATATCATTGTAACACGTTTTTCTATACATTTTGTGGGGAGTTTATAGAAAAGTCTATATTTTATATACAATATTTTTTACCACGTTACATAACCATAAATATAATTAAGCATTTTTGCTATTGCTCTATTCTTTATGTTATGTATTTGTGAACGTTCATAACTTAGCAAAAACTCTAACTTATCAATCTTTGTGTGTTTAAAATAAAGTTCTTCAATTATTATTTTTTCCGTCTTATCAAGTATTTCAAAAGATTTTGTAATAAGTGAATAATCAAGTTTATTATTTTTTAATTGAGTATTTAATCTATTACTTTCAGCTAAATAATTTATCATTTTTTCCTCTTGCTTGTTATAGTCAGCGCCACCACTATTAAAGCTATTAGAATTAAATCCTTTAGGGTCATTTATAGCTTTTAATTCTTCAAGTCTTTGCTCTATTTGAGTTATAGCATTTTCAATATTTTTATAATTTTTTAGCTTTCTTTTAAAATCCTCAACGAATGGATTTCCATACTCTCTAGGCATAATTACCCCCTATTTCAAATCACTTTCCTTAACAAATTGACCGTCTATAATTTTGCCTTTCCTGTTAGCTATTTCGTTATATGCAAGTTCCACACATTCTTTTAGTGTTGTGTTGTAATAATCGGCTATATCTATAAGCCATGCGACTATACCACTTAAACATATACCATAGCATAAATTATTTACCATATAATTTATATAATCATTTAAACCTTTTAAATGGCTCGCTTTTTCTTGAATTTTATTTACACTTCTGTTAAAACCAAAATTTTCAAAACGAATATGTTGAGCTTGTACTATATGTTCTAAGTTTTCTTTATAAACAGATAACATATTTCCAATAACTAATGTTACATAAACATCACCAATACTATCTTTGATTAAATCAATATCATCTTTACATATCCCTTTGATAAGTTCTGACATTTCCTCTATTGTCTTAATAACTTGCCCTTCAACCGTTCCTTTCTTATCAATTTCTCTTTCTTTTGCCCATTCAATTATTTTTTTATTTAATTCTTGCATTTTCTTTTAACTCCTTTCGCGACTTCTTCAAGTGTTACACCCGTTTCATCATAAATTGCATTTTTCATATCATCAAGTGTTAAGTAATCTTTTTGAACACTATCCATCAATTCAACAACACTTTCAACAAAATCACCTAATCTCTTTTTACCAAAGCCATATTTATCCCTTAAAATCATAAGAGATAAGTACATAAATTGATAACTTGCAAATTTTATAGCCTCGCTTGTCGCACTAGCTTTTAAATTATCAATTTGACTTTGATTGAGATTATAAATAGCCTCTTTCTTTATCTTATTTTTTCTACGTTCCGCCCTATTCATCTTTACTCCTTTTTTGTCTATATATTCTTTTAAATCATTTTTTGCACTTTTAAAATAATAAAAGAACACCTTATACAAAATATCTTTTAACTTTTTATCTTCAAAAGTATCTAAAACAGCACTTAAAATACATCTTTCTGTTGATGTATAATTATCCCCTTGTTGATAAAAAGTTATTATATCCAAATAATACAAAGCCTTTTTATAATCTTCTAATCCGTTTTTTCTTTCTGCTCTCATTAAATATTTAATAACATTGCCCAAGCAAAAAGCAACTTTTCCTTTAAAATCTTTTGTAACTATCGTTATTATATCTAACGCTTCGAGATTGACATTAAATTGATAATGTTTTGGGTGTTCTACGTTACTCATTTTCCAACAACTCCTTATTTTCGTATATGTTGCCTATTATTACAACTTGATATTTTTCTAAAAAACTGCTTAAAACTAAACTTGTTCTTTTATTAGTTCCACTTTTAAAAGTAGTCATTGTATTTCCGTTTTCTTTTCTAACAATTACATAACCTCTTGTTCTTGTTTTCAAAATATCTCCCTCAAAAATTTCTTTTCCATTTTTATCTTTCAAGCCTGTACTTTGCATTATGATTACTTGACTAAAAGCAAGTTCTGTTTCTTTCCACCAATAAGAGGTTTCGGGATATACCTTATTAGTCGCTATATTCAAAGTCAGCATTTTGTTATTAAAATCAATTTCCGTAACATTAACAATCTTTTGTATAGACTTGATATAAGCCCTAAATTTTAAATTATTCATCTGCTACCTCTCCACTTCTAAACCGTTTATATCAACAGTTGTAAATTCATCAGTTACAAAAGTTTCGTTCAACATTTTTAACATTGTTTCAAAATGTTTTTCTTTTGTAGCATTTAAAAATTTTTCAACTTGTTCTTTATTTTCTTTTGCGTATTTATCAACGTCTATATTTAACGTAAAATTAACATTAATTTTCATCTACTACACTTCCTTAACAATCATAACTTACAGCTAAATATCTTCCATCTGTTGTTGGGAAATAATAAATTCCTCTAAAACAATCCTCTGATTCTCCAATCGTTGATTGTGAACAGTATTGTCCGTCTTGTTCAAATTCTCCAGAATATTCTTTTGTTATCCTCATATTCCAAATATCAGTGTCAACTGCAAAATCAGGATATAATTTATCTATTTGTTTTAAAAGATATTCCCATTCTTCCCCTACAATTTTATCAATACAACCGTATTTCTCTACTATCTCAACCGCTTTTTTTGATATTTTTTTCATCTACTCCACCTCGTTTATTCCTGTGATATCATCAACACTTATTTCTATACAATTATGAGCATTAAATATTAGTAAATCTCCATCTGTATGTTCTAATTTTGCTTTAAAAGAAATAGTATATTCTTTATTTTGTTTTAATTCAATTTCATTATATTCTCCATCTTTATCATAGTAACCAACAATGCATTCTTTCGCTATAACGCTCATCTACTCCACCTCTATTTTTTCAAACATATCAATCGTTAAAGGCTCTGGTAACTTGATATTTTTTATTTCTTCATCTGTGAATTTTGTTTGAAATTTGTATTTTACATTGTCATTGCAACCTAAAAAGTACAATCTTTCTTCTATCTTAAAATTAAGATAACTGTTACAAATATCTTTACAAATAAATTTTATATATTCTTCTTTCAATTTAAAATAATACTTTTTAGGTTCAATCTTTTTAGGTTCAACCTTTTTAGCTCGTTGTTTAATTTCTGTTAAAGCTCTATAACAAGTAACTGTTCGCCATTCATTTTCATTATTTAAAAAGCAAAGTTCATCATCTTTAACCATATATGGAAGATTAAAAAAAATATAAATTTCATTTTCCTCCCAACCTAAAAATTCAGCCAATGTAACAGGTTGTTTTAATTTTTCAACTTCGTCAAACACAATTCTGATAATTTCATCTACTTTTTCTCTATCTTTCATCATATAAGCACTATTTAATTTATTTTGTATATTTGTTATAATTTCTTCTCTATTCATCTTGTATCCTCCTTGTGTATTTTATTGTATCCAGTATTAATCTAGTCTTGTACAGTTTTTGTTCTGGTAGAACAGTGTCAAGTATTGTTATGAATTTGTGAACATCTAATTTATTTAAGTTGCTAACTAATTGTATTACTTGATATCTTGTTAGATATTCTCTTTTGCTTAAATTGTTTATTAACATTATAATAACTCACTTAATTTTGTTGCTATTGTGTTTTTAATTGTATCTTTTGATATTAATTTACAAATTTTTCTCATTTCTAGTAGGTTTTCATAAGTTGTATCTCCATAACCGCCATAATCACTTTCATTATAAGGTTTCACAAAGAATGTTTTATTTGCAAAATCATATATGAAAGTGCCTATTATATTATAATGACATTGATAATTATATCTTGAAAAAATTCTTATCTTAATAGATTTAATTTTTCTTGTATAGCAACTTATTTCAATTTTAAAATTTTCATTAAATCTAGTTGCTATCATATTCGTTCCTCTTTTTTCAATCTCAATTAATGCTTGTGCAATATCTTCGTCTGTTGTTTCGCTATCAACAATATATTCTAATAGCTCTTTTTCAATATTTCTATAATCTAAATTTTCTTCTTGAGCTTTTTTAATCAAGTCTTTTAACATTTTTTTAGTCCTTTCTTGGGCATTCAATTATTCCGTTTTGTATTAGTTCTTTGACAAAATTTATTGTAAATTGCATACACTCCATATCACATTTATTATGTTTTTTTGTCAATTCTTTCTCATCAAACACAAAGCTACACATACCACCGTAACTGCTACAATGTAAGTTTAATGTATTTGTTTTTGGTATAAACATTATATGAAAGCTGTTATATGAACCATATTTAATATGTGTTTTAGTTCCAAAAGTTTTACCAAAGCAATATCTTTTATCTTCAAAAGCATTATTTTTATATAATTCATATTTTCCTAGTAGCATTTCACCAGCTTTAAATAATTCAGGTTTTAAAACTTTGTATGTGTTTTCTTGTTTAATTTTTATCATTTTAAATTCTCCTTTTATTGCAAACGTTGTTATTGCTAACTATTTTTATTTATTAAATTTCTTCGCATTAGCTATATTTTTTTATTTTTTAATCTTCGTATTCTGTAATCACAATTCTGATAGAATTATAATCAGCATAATATTTTTTAGCTGATACACTGAAAACTTGCTTATCATCTACAAAAGCCACCTTGTTCAAGCCGTCCAGTATAGCCTTTTCGAGATTGTCAACGTCAGGTTTTAAAGTGTGGAATTTTATATTTTCTCTTTTCTTTTTCGTCCAGCTTTTAGGTCTTTCAAAAGTGAAATATAAATCCACCTCAACAGCCTTTTCAGTTGGTATCTTGTATTTCTCTTTCCACTTTGTGGCGATTAGCTTTTCATAGTCCGTTGTTTGTTTGGGCGTAAATACAATCCCATTTCTGTTAAATCGTGGACGTTGTTTTGTCATCGGTTTTGTCATTATGATTAAATCATAAATCATTTTTCATCATCTCCCATCGTTTCTAATATGCTCTTAATCAAAAATTTTGCTATCTATTTTGTTTTAAAATGTATTTTTAGTATAATTACATACCTAGAACAATAAAATTAAAATTAGCTATGTTTTTTTAATATTTATCAAATAACTCATCTGTTCCAGAATATTTGTTTTTTTCTCTTTCCCTTTTTTCCTCATCAGTCAAAATGTCGCTATCTTCGATGTATCTGCCTTTTTTATCGATTATTTTTTTGTCTAAATAGTTGCCCTCTAAAACTTTTACAAAGTTGTTAGGTCTAACAAACCAATCAAAAGTTACTACCCACCCTCGATTGTTTTGTCCTAACAACCAAGGGCTATTGTGGATATTATTTATTGCTTCAATCACTTTGTCTTGCCCGTATTCATTAAGTCTTTGCGATAACATCTTGTATCTTTGAGTATCTTTTTTGAGTGTGGATATTTTTGGAATAACATCGGGAAGTGAATTCCATTTTTGCAAAAGTACCACAAATATTTTATCGTTAGATAAAATATTAATAATCTTGTTATCATTGTTATCATTGTTATCATTGTTGTTTGTATTTTTCTGTGTTACTTCTGTGTTACTTCTGTGTTTTTTCTGTGTTACTTCTGTGTTACTTTTACTGTTATTCAAATCTTGATATTTGTTGTAATTTACTACTGTGTAGGTGGTTTTTTTACTGTTACTAAAATAAGTCAACATTTTTTCACTTTGTAACACGTTTAAAAATTTTTTTGTTTTCGTTGTACTCCAACCCCAACGCTCGCTTAATTGCCTAATGGATGTTATTTTTTCACCACGTTTGACTTCAACAACACTACCATCAAACATAATTTTTTTATCTTCGTGATTAGCATTCAGTAACAAATCAACCCAAGCTTGACCTTTTGTAAAAGGCTTATCTTCCCACAAAAAATTGTCAAGTAAACTCCTGTGCAATGTTATCCATCCTTGTTGCATTTTTACTCCTTATTTACTAAAATGGTATATCTTCATCGTTTGCCTCTTGATATGGCAATTCTACTCCCTCATCAAACTGTCCGAATGGTTGTGCTGTTTGATTGTTTTGATTGTTTTTCTTGCTATCTCCCCAATCAATAAATTCAACCCTTTGAGCTAATACATCAGTTGTAAAAACTCTAGTTCCGTCTTGTTTTTCATAATTTCCTGTTTGGATTGAACCTTGTATCAGAACGTTACGACCTTTAGCTAAAAATTTACTGCAATTTTCAGCTTGCTTTCCAAAAACTGTTACGTTAATAAAATCAGCTACTGCTTGTCCGCTTTTTTGTGCTTGCTCTTTCTTCGCTTTACTCATTCCTCTATCAACTGCTAATGTAAATTTACAAAACGCCATAGGCTCTTGTGTGTTTGTGTATTTTAATTCAATCTCCCTTACTAATCGTCCACTTATCATTACTATATTCATATTCTTTATCTCCTTTGTTTTTTTCGTTGTATAAAAAGACACTCAATTATTTTTGTTGTTAATTGTGTTTTTGTTTGTGATTGGTACTTCCGTTTACAGTATAGGCTTATTATTAAAATTTTGTGTTTATTTTTTATTTTTGTTTATTTTTAATATAATTGAGTGCCTTATTATCTTTAATTAAAATTTAAGCTATTTTTATCGATTTTCCTGTCAGCTTTTGTAATTCTTCCAGAATATATTTTTCATCACTGTTACTGTCGCTTAAATGCAGTACATACATTTCTTTTAAATTGCTTAAATCTGCTTGTTTTAAATCCTCTTTTAAAGTTTCTAAACTCATATGATTTTTAACAATTCTATTTCTTAAAACGTGATGTAACTTTCCGTCTTGCACTTTCTTGTCAATTACTGATTTTACATAGTTACACTCAACCATTAGCACATCAACGTTTGGTATTTTGTACTTGATATATGCTGTGTCAGTTATAAATAGCAAGCTTTCTTTTGTGTGTATATCTTGTATATAAAAGCTGACCGGCTCTCTTACATCGTGGACGGCTTCAAAAGGCAATATCATAAACCTGTTAAAAAAATGATAACAATAAGTATCAACCTTGTCTTTTCTAAAAGATATTGCTCTGTGTCCTGAAACATTTAAAGCTTCAAAAGTTCCTTTTGTTGCATATACATTAATTCCGTTTTTCATCAAGTCTTTTACGGCTTTTGAGTGGTCGCCGTGTTCGTGGGTTACTAGACAAGCCGACACATCGCTAAGTTTAAAATTTAAGGCTTTTTGAATTGTTTTAAATGACAACCCACACTCTAAAAGTAATTGTGTGCCGTTGACATTGCACAGGTAGCAGTTTCCACTACTACCTGAGCCTATTACTTTTACATCAATCATTTTTAACCTCTAAAATGGAGCTTCTTCCGTAACTTCTTCTAAATTTGAAATATCGCTTATTTCTTCAACGTTTTGTACAACTTCTTCAATTTCAACTTGTCCAACAATTTCAAGTTCTTTCTTATTTGCGTTTTGCTCTATTTCTTCTGCAAGTTCGTTGTCTGTTTCTTCCTGAATTACATTTTGCAATTCAACACTTAAAACTCCATATTTTGATAAAATTCTCTTGGTAACAGTTTTTAAAGCCATTTCATCAAAATTATCAGTCCAAACATTGCCTTTATTACCTCTACCAGAATATGATTTACTAAATTTCTTTGCGTGATTTTCAACTTGTTCAACAGTCCAATAAATCATTTTTTCAAAACCATTTACAAGTTTAAAATAACTAAAATAACCTATTATCTTATCGCTTTTTTTCTTGCCTTTAATTTCAATTTCTCCCGTAAGATAATTTTCAGATACTTCCATTCCCTCATAAACCATATTTGAATTTATAGTCTTATATTGTCCTGTTCTCATTGCTAATTGAATGAAACCTTTATATCCTATTTGGAATTGAGGGTGTATTGTTTTTTTCCACCCATTAGGTGTTTTTTCGCTTTTGTTGAAAGGTATAATATATGCAAAACCTAAATTTTTATTGATTGGTAGTTTTAATGTTGCAGATTTTAACGCCTCCATAACAACTTCGTTTGGGTTACAATCTTTCAACATCCCTGTTGGGTCGCTGTATAATTCTATTAAACTTGATAAGAATGCTCCTGCATTTTCTCCTAATGAGTTCTTAAACATTTCTTGTACTTGATTATTACTTACTAAGCCTTTCATTCTGTTTGCAGGACTTAAAGCTTTTTTCCCGTCTTCAATTTTCTTAATTTCGTTCATTTTCTATCTCCTTTTTTATTTAATTTTTAATTCTTTTTCTTCGCTAACATATAGCTTTATTATTTGACTATTTACGTCTATCAACTTGTTTACACTTTCAGCGTTATCAACAAAAATAGGTACTCTCTTTTGCATAAATTTACTTAATGAATTTATAACATCAAGACCTGCGTTGATTTTACCTGCATTATTTACATCACTATAAGGAACTCCGTTTACTGTAGATTCGCAAGTTTCTTTTAATTCTCCATTTACTTGAGTTTCAAAAAGTCTAAAGTTTACAACTTTGAACAAGTCATTAACTTTATCTTGTACTAAATTTGTGTAAATTTTGATATACTCATCACACAAATATAATACTCTTGATTGTTCTTCAAATTGCGTCGCAAGTTCCTTTTCTTTTTGAATGTAAACGTTTATTTTTTGTTCTAATTCTTCATTTAAAACTTTGTATTGTATTCTGGAATTTAATGCGTTTATTTCGTCATTTATCCTTTTTTTATCTTCTAAAAGATTTGTATTGTCATTTTCTGAAATAGACTGTAAATCTTCTTTAATTTTTTTAATTTCTTTTTCTAAATTGAAATAACTATCAGGTAATTCTTTCTTAACAAATACAGGTTTTTCATCTTCAAACTCTCCAAAGTCGTTATATTCTTTTTCGAGTTCTTTAATTCTTTCTTGTACTTCATCTTTGTCTTTTCTTGTCTTTTCAAGTTTCTTTGTAAATTCTTCTGTTTCTTCTTTTACTTCGTTGGCTTCTTTTTCAAGTTTTAAAAGATTTTCTGCTTTATGCTTGTTAAAATCTGCTAAAATCTCATCTTTCTTATCTTCTTCAAACTCTCTTTTACAAGTCGGACAAACTAAACTTCCGTCAAATTCTTTTGAATTTATATCAACCCATTTTTGACGTAAAGTTTTTATATCTTCATCATTCTTTGCTATCAACTTTTCAAAGTGCTTAACTTCTTCTTTTAAGTTATCCAGCTTATCCTCTTGACGTCTTAAAGATTTCTTAAGTTCATTTTTTGTATCTTCAAAAATTTCTTTTTTCTCTTTAAAACTTCTTAAAATCTTTCTTTCTTCATCTTCGTTAAAGTCGTCAACTTCTCTTTTTATATCTCTCATTCTGTTTGAATAATCTTGTATCAAGTTGTTTTTCTCTGTGATAATATCAGCACTTTTAGAAGATTTTAAAATTAAGTTATCAATGTTTTTTAGTTCTTTTTCAAGTTCTGTTTTTTCGCTTTCAAGTTCTTTAAAGTTATAATCTTTCTTTGTATTTTCAAGTTCTGAAATTCTAACGGGTATATCTTCAATATCTTTGTTAATTTTCTTTGATGTAGCTTTTGCCATAGCCTTTATTTCATCAATTTTGTAGTTGTCTAAGTCTAATTCTTTTAAGTCCTCAAAACAAACTAAAACGTCCTCTTTTTTAACGTCTGTTATTAAAGATAACAATACATCTCTACGTTCTTTTTTATCTAAAATTTGATTGAAATAAATCGGATTAGATAATAAATTAAACTCTCTTTCACTTATTAAACTTTCTATTCTTGCATTGTATTCTGATTTTTTGATTGGTACAGAATTTATATAATAGTCTGTTGTGTTTCCCTCAAAAACTAGGTCGGCATTACCTCTTTTTTTAGTCCATTTTTCGTGATAATTTTTCATAAGTTCAATAATTGAACCCTCTACCTCAAACACTCCAGTTACAACAGTTTCAAGACCATGTTTAACCTCTCCATTTTCTGCAAAAGGCTTTATATTAAAGTCTTTACGATTAAAACTGTCTTTATCCCACAACAACCAACTATAAGCGTCAAATATCGTTGTCTTTCCCGTTGCATTTGCTCCTGATATAACTGTTTCATCATTAAAGTTTATTTCTAAATCTTTAATGCCTTTGAAATTTTGTAATTTCAAACTTTTTAAAATTAATTCTTGCATATAAATCCTCCTATTATATTAATCTTCCTATTACAAGTAATAGCAAATAATTAAACCCAATAACCCCCATAACAATAGCAAAAATACTACGGTTATCACTTGTTCGTCTTTCATTTTTTTGTACCTCTACTTTTCTATTTTCTTCGATTTTATCTTCAATTCGTTTCTTATTTAAAATATTTAAAATTTGACTATTTATAATATCGTTTTGTAATTCTTCCATCTTTACAACCTCCATTATTTTTGATATACTTTAATTGGTTATTTTTGCTAAGTGCGTTAAATTTTGCGATTTAAAAACGCACTTTTTCTTTTATCCACCCACATATTCCATCAGCTTATATGGGCTTATATGGTAATTATATTTGCTACCATTCTTTACGGCTTTTCCAAAGTCTAAAAATCCTCTTTGAAGTCCAATTCTTATAAATTGTTCGCTCTTTCCTAAAATTTCACTAGCTTTTTTTATGCTGATGTTTTTTAATTCTTTATTTGGTACTTGTAACTTTTCAACGATTATTTGCCAATTCTTTGTGCTTGGCTCACTTGTACCATTGACCCACTGACTAACAGCCGATTTGCTTACATTAAGCATTTTAGCTAAATCACTCTGGCTCATTTGATTGTATAAAAGTCTTTGCATTAACTCTCTTGAATAGTCCATAATCTAACCCCCTTTCTATTCATTTTCGCCCCATAACATTTTTGCTATTTCAACCTTTTTCTTTAACTCATTTACAGCCTTTTTTGCATAAGTTAAATCGTAAGAATGTTGCCTTTTTTGTGGATTGTATTTTAAGTCTTTGTGATGTTTTTCTGCCTTTTCAAGTTCATATTCAAAGTATTCTAAACTTTCCGGCATTGCTAAAGTTATTTTTTTTGCTTTTGCTTCCCAGTATTGTGCTTTACGTTGTTGTTCCTTTGCTTTATCTTCAAACTCAAAAGCCTTTCGCATTCTATTTTCGTTTCTTTGAAGCAATGCTCTGTGTCCTCTTTCGCTGTGATGACCCACCTTAATAGGTTCTGCAAGTACTAAAAAATCTCTGCCCTCTTGTGCTTGATTAAACTTTTCATCACGTTTAGCTATATTTTTAGCACTTGCATTGTTATACTTTCTCGCTTTTTTTTCTGCATAACTTTCATCTTCAAGTCTAACAATTGAATACAAGTATTTTTCGGTTGATGTCTTTCCTAAAAAGTTATAAACCTCACATTCAACTTCTTTATTGTATTTTGTGGTAAGCTCTATAATATCGCCTTTCTCGTATTCTTCTTCACATTCAGCTATCCACACATTCGGACAGTATTTTTTAAATTTATTCATATCAAAATCCTCTTTTCTTTATTTATTAAGTTTTTTCATTTTCTTAGAACATTCTGAACAAAAACAAACGGTAGAACATAAATCACAACCACTATCAAAATGTTCAAATAAGTCTATACTTATTTCTCGACCACATTCATTGCATTTTGTATATACATTGTCCTCGATTTCAATATTAATTTCTAAATCCTTAATTTTTGATTTTACATAATACATATTTTTTCTCCTCATTATTAATTATTTTTTAAACCAGCTACTAAAACTCTAAAATGTTCACGTCCTAACGGAGTTATCAGTGTTTGAGTTGTTTTAAAATCTGTCTTAAAGTTTAAAGTTTCTTTTATTTCAAAAAGTCCTGTATTTTTACTAGCATAAGGTAATAACTTACCTTTGTTATCTCTATAAATGTACTTTTTATCTAGTAAAAATTTAATAAATTCATTTTGCTTTATTTGGAACATTTTTGCCGTATCTCTAAAATTAGTTAATAAATTTCTTGCGACTAGCTCATCAAAATATTCTGCTTTAGGTTGCATTATCTCATTTTCAACCTCTAATCTTGAATTGATAGCTTGTAAATTCAAGTTCTTTTCTTGCTCCTCTTTTAGTTTTGTTGCTAACTGAATTAAAAAGTCCGGGCTTGTTAAGGCTTGTTCTAAAGTTTCACCTGTCATATATGCTCCGTGTTTTCTAATCGTTGGTATTACCTCGCTTGTAACCCATTTTTTAAATTGCTTCGCTTGTGGTAACTTACTTGATAAAATTAAACTGTAAAGACCACTTTCATTGATTAGTATTTGTTCTCTTAATTGACCTGAAGTACTGATTTTGTACTTCAGCCTATCTTCTTCTTCAACGTGTATATTTATATCTCTGCTACCATTTTGATAACCTAATATATCTGCCACATCTTTTGCTACAAAATAAGGCTCATCATTTACTATCAAAGTCCTTACCTCTCCAAAATTGTCATTTCTAAAAATTTGTAAATCGTTCATTTTTATTTTCCTTTCTTTTTCTCCCCTTTGTGCTATAATTAGCTTGAAAGGGGGTGAATTATATGAATAGACAGTATGTTTCATCAAGTAGAATTCAAAGTGTAGGCTGGGAAAACAACACACTTGAAGTTGAATTTAAAAACGGAGCTATATATCAATATTACAACGTTTCACAAGCCGAATATATTGATTTTATTAACTCAACATCTCTAGGTTCGGCACTATCAAGACTTGATAAAACTCATCGTTATTCTAGAGTTCTATAGGAATACTTTCTATAGTTTCTTTTATCTTTACGCCATCCATTGTAATTTCTATTACAGTATGTGGATGGTGTTTTTCTTTTAAATAATTCATTAAAAATTTTATATGAGTTAAAAGCTCATCCTTATATTTCTTTTCTTCCATCTCCTACCTCCTTTCTTTGTCATTGCTTTTGTTCCTCTCTCTACAACCTTAATCTACAATTATTATCTTATCTGATTTAATTCTAATATTGTCTTTAGTAATAGCTACTTTGCTTTTACTTTCAATATTAGATACTTCTAAAGAAATTTTTATTTCTTTTTGCTCTGTATTTCTCGCAACAATACGGAGCATTTCTTTTATCTCTTTTAATTCTTGTAAAATTTTTTCTTCCATTACGTTTCCCTTTCCGTTTTATCTTGAATTTAATTCAAGTTTTTAATTAAAAAAAATTTTTAAATATTCTTCATCATTTAAATTCAAAAATTTAGAAAGTTGAACCGCTTCTTTAATTTTAAATTCAACTTTACCATTTATTTTATCAGAAAATGTAGATGTTGAAATATTAAGTTCTTTAGCACAATCAACATAAGTTTTCTGATTTTCTATTAATTTTCCCTTTAATAAAAATATGTTCATTTCCTCACCCCTTTCTAAACAAAACTTGAATTTAATTATATTATACACTTCTATTTTTCGATTGTCAATACTTTTATTCAAGTTTTTTTAAATTTTTTTCAAAAATATTTGAATTTTGTTCTTGATTTTGCTTTTTTTATATGATATAATTTTATTAAATAATAAGAAAGGAGAATTTTTATGCTAGGAGATATAATAAAAAAACATAGAGAAAATTTGAATATGAGTAAGAGAGAATTAGCTCAAAAATTAGAAGTTCACGAAAGCTCAATTAGTAAATATGAAAAATCAGAAGTTGATTTACCTTTATCAAAATTCAAAGAAATTTCTAAAGTATTAAAAATTAATCCTTTAGAATTATTAGAAATAGAAAACTATAAACAAAATATTTCTTTAGATGATTTTAAAAAAACAGAAACCCATTTAGACATTTCAACAACATCAATGTTATTTTACGATAATATCTGTGTGAATTGTAGCAGTCCTATTATGCCAGAATACTCACAAGATATAGAAGTTAAAGAAATAGAATTACCTAACGCCATACTTGGAGATATAGCGGGTAAGTCAAATTTAGTAGCCCTAAAAACTAGAGGAGACAGTATGGATAAAATAATTCCTGAATATAGTTTAGTTATAATTCAAAAATTATTACCTTATGAAAATGTTGAAAGTGGAGATATAGTAATGTATTCTTATGAGGATAGTTGGAGTATAAAAGAGTTTATTAAAAAAGATGATTGTGTCATATTTAGACCACATAGTACAAACCCTCACCATAAAGATAATGTTTATAAATTTAGTGATATGGAAGATGGAATGAGCGTACCTGAAATTTTAGGTAAGGTTGTATATTATGGTGTTTCACTATAATTAATATAAATTTAATTTTTAGGAGGAAGAAATGAAAAAAAGATTTTTAATGTTATTGT